TCCGATGAAGAAGTAGATTATCCAAGAACCGGAGGATTAAGTCCAGACACTGGTCCAAGAAATTAATGCCTAAGAGCAAGAGAGAAATAATACAACACTTAGCCACTAAATATAATCTACCTTTAAGCAAAATAGAACAAATGGTGGATCATCAGTTTAAAGTTGTGTCAGATGTAATGACTCAGGGTAAGTTTTCTACTGTACGTATACCATATTTTGGTAAATTCTCAGTAAACCCTAATAGAGTGAAGCATATAGATAGATTAAAAAATGAAAAAGGTAAAAGAAAAGATTAAAGATATTTATTTTCTTATAAGATATTGTATCTACAATTTAAGTTTAAAAATTTTATACAATATAGGAGTAGAGCCAAGTGATTTAGATTATTTTTTAAAAAATGAAGCAAATTATTTATATTATGAAACTAAAAAAATTAAATTAAGCAGTATATCTCATAGATATAAAAATTTTAAGTTAAAGGATATAAAGTGTAGTTGTTATAGTACTAAACAATGGGAAGAATTAATATTAGATATTAAAACTAATGGAATCATTAATAATCCTATATTATATATTAAAGACTTTACTAAAAGTAAAAATGTACAATATGATATAGAAGATGGTAATCATAGATTAAAAGTATTAGAGATATTGTATGGTAAAGATTATAAAGCTACAATAGATTGTTATGCGTCTTATAACTTTATAAAATATAAAAAACAGAATAAAAAAGATACTAATAAAATAATAAAAGATAGATATGAAAAAAATCTTAGTATTATAAAAAATAAAACATATAAATAGATTAAAAAATGAAAGAAGTAAGATTAAAGATTAGTTATATATTACATAGGATGGGGTTTCATAATAAAAACTGCAGAAGAAGAGTATACACAACAGAATTAGATTATATATGCACTATTACAGGAAACACACATAAAAAATTTAAATTGTAATGATAGATGAGGATATAAATAGTCTATTAAATATGGGGTTTTGGGTTCAAGTAAGTCCTGTAATGTTAGACGATAGAGAAATGTGGACTTGTGCAATATATAAAAAAACTAAAAAGTTTTGGGTTACAGATAAGGTTAAATCTTTTAAAACACCTAACAATTGTTATGAGTGGGCTTTATCAATGTTAGAAATAGAAATTAATTAGATATGGCACAATTTAAATGTAATTTATGTGGAGCAACTAGAAAACTTAGTAAAACTACTACAGTTTTTAGAAATAAAAAGTGGGTAACTAAAGAAGCATTATGTACTTGTGAAGAAGATAAATATATGTCACAAATATATGATGAAAGCTACGAAGGAATACCTAGTTTAATAAGAACTGAAGATTCATTAACAAAAAATAATAAATAATGGCGTTTAGACAAAATTTAAAAAGACAATTAAAAGATAAAGGAGCTATAAAAGGTAGAAAATGGTTTATCAAATTAGATGACAATGGACTAATAAAAGAAATTAAAATGGTCTTTAATTCAAAAGAGTATGCAGAGTCAAATCCTAATAGAAAGTTATATGGAGACCAAGCATTAGCTAGTATACTAGAAAAAGATAAAATTACAAGAGATGAGGCTAACAGATGATTTAATATTTATTAAAGACGGTAAACTGGCTATGCCTAGCGCTTATGCTTGTACTATACTTGAATTTAAAGGATTAAAGGCAGAAGAATTGTCTTTTGTATACTTTATGGTAGATCATAGATCCCCATATTCAGTATATGAATGGGAACAGCGTATAAAAGAAGTTACAGAAAGTATATTTGACAAAGAGTCTAAATGGAAACCTACAACTAAGGTTATGGCTGCTTGCGCTAAGTATGATAAGCTTATTGAAACTTCTGCAGTTAGATTATTAAAAGCTGCTAAAGAATCTATAATGAAACTAGAGAGATATTTTAGAACTATAGATCTTACATTGTTAGATGATAGGGATAAACCTATTTACTCAGCTAAAGATCTTATATCTAATTTAGAAAAAATGGGAAAGGTAGTGGACGGCCTAACCAAGCTAGAAGAAATAGTCCAAAGAGAAGAACAAGCTGCCAACTCCAATAGAGGAGGGGTAGAAGTTAATAAATATAATATGTAATGGATTTTATGGAAGAAATAGCATTGTATAATTTAGCGATGGATAACGCATACTCATTAATAGTTGGAGATTTAAAATTAGATGAGTTAATGTTAGAATTAGATGACGAAGAAGGGGAGGACGTGTTGCCTTTACCTTTTAATCCTTTTAATGGGAAAAAAGTATCTAATTCTGTAATTGATATAGTTATAAATCATTATACAGGGCTAGAAGAGTACGAAAAATGTGCTAAGTTATTAGAGGCTAAGAGTGAGTCTTAGAAATACAAACAGAGTTAGAAAGTCTGCGTTAAACTTTCTAGAATTTGGGTATTATACATCCTCCCTTCCAGGGACTAAGGATTACTATGATTTTTGGGATGAAGAAAAGAAGAAGTGTCTGTACGGATACACTGCAGACGAAGGGACAGAAGAAGAATTCCATGTTACAGGATTTCATTACTTTTATCTTAACTATTGTCCTATTGATAGAGCTGTAGATGAGATTATGCCTGACGGATCTACTCAAGCAAGGCGTGAAAGGACATTTCCTGCATTTTATGATGGAGATTATGAATATTTTCATCAGATAGATATAGCTAGATCCAAAAACAAACATATGATTGTCTTAAAAGCTCGTCGTAAAGGATATTCATATAAAGCAGGGTCAATGCTTGCACGTAACTACTTTTTTGTAAAAAACTCAAAGAATTTTGTGTTTGCAGGGCAGAAAGAATATTTAATTGGTGATGGACTCTTATCTAAAGCTTGGGAGTTCTTATCATTTATAGATGATCACACAGCATGGGCTCAACCTAGACTTAGAGACAGAGAAATGAGTAAAATGTCTGGGTATAAGAAAAAAGTAAATGGTGTAGATATTGAAATGGGAATGAAATCCCAAATAATCGGAGTTAGTTTAAAAGATGCTCCGGATAAAGTGAGGGGAAAGGCGGGTGAATTAGTTTTCTTTGAGGAAGCTGGTTCATTCCCCGGACTACTCAAGGCATGGGAGGTAACAATGCCAACAATGAGACAAGGTTCTAAAACTCTAGGTATGATGGTAGCTTTTGGTACAGGTGGTACTGAAGGAGCAGATTTTGAAGCTATGGAAGAAATATTTTACAATCCAGAAGCATATGACTGTATGGACTATGATAACATATGGGATGAAGGGTCTTTAGGTACTAAATGTGGGTATTTTATACCTATATATAAGAATTTAGATGGATTTATAGATGATCAGGGGAATTCTATGAAAAACAAAGCTGTTTCTTATGAGGAAGAAATGAGAGAAAAGAAAAAAGGAGCGGCTGATGCAAAATCATTAGATCAATACATAGCAGAGCATCCATTTTCACCACAAGAAGCTACATTACAGGTTACAGCTAATTTATTTGATATAACATCTTTACAAGAACAATATAATAAAGTTAAAGCTAAAAATTTAAAATCTTTAGGTACTATAGGAGATTTGTACCATAATACAAAAGGAGAAGTTAAATTTAAAATTAATGGAGACTTAAGGCAAATAACTAAATATCCACATCGTAAAGATGATGATACTACTGGTGGAGTTGTTATATATGAAGCGCCTTACAAAAACAAAGCTCAGCAAGTACCTTTAAATATGTATATAATTTGTCATGATCCATATGGGCAAAGTCAAGCTGCAGATTCAAGCTCATTAGGAGCTGCATATGTTATTAAACGTGTAAATAATATATCTAGTCCAGATGATATTATAGTTGCTAGCTATGTAGGAAGGCCATACAGTTCAGATGACTTTAATAGAAATCTATTTTTATTATCAGATTACTATGGGTGTAAAATTGGGTTTGAGAATGATCGAGGTGAAGTAATACCTTATGCTAAAAGATTTAGAAAGATGCACAGGCTTCAAGAAGAGTTTGAAATGCTAGATAAAAAAGAACTGCAATCTAAAAATGTTAAACGTCAATATGGTATGCATATGACAGAGGCAAGAAAAAAACAAGGAGAGATATACATTAGGGATTGGCTTAATACCCCTAGATCTACTAACGTGGATGGAAAAAAAACTCTAAATTTGCACAAAATATATGACTTAGCTCTATTAACTGAATTAATTAAATTTAACCATAAAGGTAATTTTGACAGAGTAATGGCATTCATGATTGGGATGTATCATACAAGGGAGTTGTATAATGCAGAAGTAAAAGACGTATTAGAAGACGGAACTACTGATGAGTGGTTTAATAGAAACTTTTATTAGTGGTATATTTATAAACACTGGGGTAATATTTACTTGCGTAGTAAAAACGAAGGTAAATTTAATTAAATTTGTAAGATTATGGGATATGATAAAATACCGAGGCAAAAGCTCTCGATAACAAAAAAAAATAAAGAATGGAGAGAAGCATGTGTAGAAGCATATGTAGATCTTTCTAATTCAGGTTCAGCTTTTTCTAAACGAAGGACTGAACTAAGAGATTTATACGACTATTATAACGGTATAATTGATGATGCTGATTATAACTACGTGTTGAAGCCTTACGGAAAATCTCGTAAGAACTTCCCATCCCAAATGCGTAACTACCCAATCATTAAACCCATAATTGATCTTCTTCTAGGGGAAAAATCTAAGAGGCCTCTCAATTATACCGTTACAGTACAAAATTCAGACAGTGTTTCTATAAAAGAAAATGCTAAGTCTGAATTAATATTTAAAAATTTGCAACAACACTTCATGCAGTCTGTTCAAAACCAAGGACAAGAAATGGGAGTAGATCCAGAGCAAGAAATTGAATTACCTAAACATGTAGCAGATATGTTTGAGTCTTCTTATGTAGACAATAGAGCTATACTAGGTCAAAAATCTTTAAATTATATTATGCAAGAGCAAGAAGTGTATGATAAAATACAGAAAGGTTGGTTTCATTATTTAGTATCTGGTGAAGTATATACACATAGAGGAGTTAGAAGTTCAGAACCTTTTTATGATATATTAAATCCTATTGATGTAGATTATGATTTAGATCCAGATTTAGAATTTGTAGAAGATGGTGATTGGGCTTTAGTTAGAAAATACTCACATGCATCTACTATTATAGATCATTATTACGAAAGCCTTACAGAAGATCAAGTGCTAGAACTTGAGGAGCCTAGACATTCAGAGACAGGAGGGTCTTATTTAAATGCACAATCTCCAAGTAATGATTCTAATTCTAATAGAAGTAGATTACTAGAAGTAGTTAATGTTTATTGGAAATCAAGAAAACGTATTGGATTTTTAACATATATGGACCCTGAAACAGGAGTTATGGAAGAGGATGAAGTAGAAGATGGATTTAGATTACCTCAACAATTAAAAGAAGAAGGTGCATCTGTAGAATGGAAATGGGTTAATGAAGTTTGGGAAGGAACAAGAATTGACGGTAGAATATACATTGATATAAACCCAATATCTAATCAAAGAACATCTTTGGATAATCCTTCTAAGTGTAAACTACCTATTAATGGTAGAAGATACTCAGATACAAACTCTAAAAATATATCCTTAGTTAAATTAGGTATACCTTATCAATTAAATTATAATATTTATAAATACCGTCTTGAAGTAGCTGTAGCAAAGTCTAAAGATATTATAGCACAATTTGACATCAATATGATCCCTAAAAAATGGGATATGGATAAATTTATGTATTTTGTAGATGCTACAGGTATTGCTTGGGTAGATTATAACAAAGAAGGTGTAAAATTATCTCCACAACATCAGTCTGTTTTAGACATGTCTATTAAAACTATTTCTCAATATATAGAGTTATTAAATTCTATAGCATTAGAGTGGGAAAAAATATCTGGTGTAAGTAGACAAAGACAAGGTGAGATTGGTGCATATGAAGGTAAAGCATCTTCACAGCAGGCTATATTACAATCATCACATATTACAGAAGATCTATTTAGAAAATTTGAAAGACTAGAACAAAGAGATTTTCAAGCATTACTTGATTACTCTAAAGAAGCTTGGTTGTCAGGTAAAAAAACTATGTATGCTATGCCAGACGGTACAACAGATTATTTAGATATAGATAGTATGGGGCACTTAGAATCTAACTATGGTATATTTGTTTCTGATGCAGGTAAAGATCAAGAAAAATTACAAAACATTAAAGGATTAACACAAGCTATGATGCAAAATGGTACTAAACCTGCAGCAATAGCGGAGATGTTGGACAGTGATAGTTTTTCTGAGATTAAAAAGAATCTTAAGTTAGCAGATAAAGCATCAGAAGAATTAGAAGCGGCTCAACAACAAGCTCAACAAGAGATACAACAACAACAGATGGAAGCTGAACAAATGAAGGCACAAGCAGAATCTTTAGATAAAGAAAAAGATCGTCAAAAAGATATTGAGATTGCACTTATTAATGCTGAGTCTAAAAATAATCCAGAAGGAACTTCTTTAGCTTTAGAAAAAATGATGAAAGATTTTGATATTAAAGAGAGAGAATTAGATTTAAAAACAGCAGAGTTTGAAGAAAAGATTAGAGGGTCTATGGAAAAAGAAAGTTTAGATAGAGATTCTAATACAGTAAAAAGAGAGGGTGATCAAATTAAACAACAAATAGCCAAAGAGAATGTTAACAAACGAAACTAGAAGAAACATATTAGATAGAGTTAAGGCTAGTGGTTATCCAGGTGGAGTGTCTGAAGCTTTTAGTGCTGCTGAACAAGGTGTAGATGTTGTAGATCAATTTGTACAACAACAACAATTAGAACAACAACAACAAGCAGAACAATCTCAAGGTCAACAAGTGGCAGAAGGTAATCCATCTCCGCCACCTCCTCCTCAAAATATACCAGACGGAAGAGTTAATCCTCCTAATATTAATAATACTATAGATAATAATCAAGGACATTTAGTTCAAGCTGGAGATAAACAAAATGTAGGTATACAATCACTTCCTACAGGATCTGCTGGAGGCCAAATAATACAAGCTAAAAAAGGAGGAGTAAGACAACTTCATGCAGGAGGATTATATCACAATATAAATCATAAAAAAAAGTCAGGAACATCTAACAGCAAATCTAATAGTACAATATCTAAAAAAGCTTACAGTAATATGAAGTCTGGGTTTAAAAAAGAAACAGGTGGAGTAAGAAATTTATACCCACATGGAGGATTTCATTTTAATCCTGCTGATTTTGATCCTAATTATGATCAAGGATCAGCTCAGGATAATACTCAGATTAATAACTTTCAAGACAATCAAACTAATTTTGAAGAAAAAGAATTGCAGTTAGCGCAAATAGCAAAAGATAAACAGTATGCAGAAACTAAAGCACAAAGAGATGCGCAAAAAGGAACTGTATTTAATACTACAAAGAGAAATGCAGGTGATGCTTTATCTAATACTATGTTAACGAATCAACTTGCGGGAGGGTATGGAGGTAGTAACATGAGGAAGACTATTGAAGCTGCCCCAGAAAAGACTGAGGAAATTTTTAAAAATACTATGAGGAGTTCAGGTATGAATACTATGAAGGATGTTGCATTAGGAGTTACTGGTGTAGGCGCTAGTAGTAAATTAGCAACAGGTACTAACAACCTTGGAACTAGAATTCTTTCTTATCCTACAAACAATTTAAGTAAAACTATACAGTCAACTATAACTCAACCTGGAATTAGAAATCGTATAGGAAGTACGCTTAATTCTGCATATAATTATGGTCTTATGACTGGAATACCTGATGTATTATCTAACGTTACTAAAGCAGGTATTAATTATTCAACAGGAGAGCAGTCCGGGGTAGGTGCATTTAAAGATGCAGCACTAGCAACTGCAAATTTTGTTCCAGCTGTTAAAAACTTTAAGAAATTAGGATGGGTAGCTAAAAATTATGGTAAAGTTAAAAACTTTGCAAAAGGAGTTAATGATTTTTCTAAAGGAGATTACCTTACTGGTGTGACTAGGCAATTTGGTAATTCTAAAAACCCTATTATAAAGTATGGATCAAAACTTGGTAAAGATTATATTCCTAGTAGTTTTGAATCTGAACTAGCAATTAGAAGTGCTACTGGAGGTCAAATTACTCCTCCAGGATTAAATTTTAAAGATGGAGGTGTTAGATATAGTAGACGTAAGATGGGTTATGTTAATAAGCATATTTTATAAGTGTTATACATTAATGAGTATTTTAAAATATAAAAAAGTATAAAAAATATCAATATAATTAGTAGATTTGTACCTTAAACCAATAATATATATATGAACCCAAATGAAAAAATACAGTTAGATGACATCACATTTGATGATGTTATAGCTGGCGACGGAGTAGATACTATTCAAGTCGAAGATGTTGCTCCTATAGAGGAGCCAGTAAAAGAAGAAACAACTCTTGAAGTAGACTTAGAGGAAAACGAAGTAGTAGATGATAAAAAAGAAATAGAAGACACACTTGAAGAAGATTCAAAAGATGATACTGAAAGTGAAGACGACTTAAAAGATGAAGAAGATAGTACAGTAGTTTCTGAAGTTTTAACTAAATTAGGTTACGAATTAGATGGAGAATATGAAGATACTGCAGACGGATTAGCTAAAATGACAAAAGATGTTGCTGATAAAATGGCAGACACTAGGATAGACGAAGTATTAGAAAACTTTCCATTAGTTAAAAAGCATTTAGAGTATGTACTTGCTGGAGGTGAATCTAATAATTTTATGCAAGCTTATGATCCTAGATCCGATTATAATAAAATTTCTTTAGCGGAAGATGACTCTAGAAGTCAAAAAGCAATTTTATCAGATTATTTTACTACTAAAGGTCACGATAAAGAGTTTATAGAAGAGATGTTAGAAGACTATGAAGATTCTGGAAAACTTTTTGGTAAAGCAGAACAAGCTAGACAAGCTTTAGGAAAACAGCAATCTGCTCAACAAGAACAAATAGTTTCTAATCAAAGAAAAGAATTTGAAGCTCAAGCACAAGAACAAACAGAATTTTGGAATGGAGTTTCTGATACTATTGAAAACTCTAAAGAATTTGCAGGATTAGTAGTACCTGAAAAAGAAAAATCAAAATTCTTTAAATATATTTCTACTGCTGTAAATAAGCAAGGGCAAACTCAGAGAGATTTAGATCATGTAAAAGCTGATATGGAAACTAAATTAGGTATTGACTACTTAATGTATAAAGGATTTAATCTAGAAACAATTATTAATACTAAAGCAAAAACTAAAAGCGCAAAATCATTAAGAGATAAAATTTCGAAAGGATCTACATCTGTTAAGAGCGCTCGTAGAGCAACTAAGAATAAAAAAATAGTTGACTATGATGATTTAGATTTAAACATATAAAGACATACCTGAACAGGGAGTTAGGTACCCTACAAATAAAATAAATAAAAATGGCAGTAAACGGAACGAACATAAGCGTCCAAAAGACGTTTTATAACGACTCACAAATGACAGACATGAACAGTCTGGCAAATGCGATGTTGTCTAAGCCTACTGAACTGTCTCCTATTATTACTCATCTATCTGGTAAAGATGACAAAAGATTCCCATTATCCTTCTTAACTGAAGGTGTTGGTAATGCTAAGTCTATCGATAATTTAGAGTATGAGTATCGTGTGGCAACACATAGATTAAGAACGAGACCAGTAGCAACAGCAAACGCAGCAGCATCTTTAGGATTAGGAGGATCAACTTTCGAGATTGAATTTCCTGACAAACACTTTGTATTTCCATACGTATTAGTATCTCAAGGAGGTACTCAAGCACGTATTATGAAAGAGCCTGTACAAGCGGCGGGTGGTACAGCTTGGACTTACACTTTACAATTGGTTAACCCAGTAGCAACGGCAACATTAGCAACAGCTGATGCGGCAGCAGGAGCTCTTTGGGCACAAATGTATGCACCAGTAGGAGTTGATTTCTCTAGAGGAAATGCTTCAAACTGGGAAACTCCAGGAAAAGTAAGAAACAAACTAACTACTGTTAGAAAATCTTACCACATGTCTGGAAATGCTAAAGACTTTGTAGCAGAATTCTCTTTACCAACTAAAGGTGGATCTACTACTAAACTTTGGATGGACTACGAAGAGTACTTACACATGTTAGACTTTAAAGAAGAATGTGAAATGTACTACTGGTACGGACAAAAAACTTACGATGCAAATGGACATACATCTATGAAAGATGAGAATGGACAGCCTGTAATTGTAGGACCTGGTCTTTTAGAGCAAATTGTTGAAACTGACACTTACTCTACAATGACTGAAACAAAATTAAAGAACATCATCGGTGACTTATTCTACGGAATGACTGATGCTGCTCAAAAACAAGTAACTCTTTATACTGGTACTGGTGGTGCTAGAGAATTTGATGAGGCTCTTAAAAACCATTTCTCAGGT